AAAAGGGGCAACCGACTCAGCAATTACTGTACGTCACTACGTCGAGCACGACGACCGCTGGTCGAACGCTCGATATGTCTGCTCTGACTCGTAATTCGACCGTGATGGCGTGCGTTGGAGCGAAGGCTCGAACCTTGGCGCAGTGCGGCATTAGCATTATGTCGAAGCAAGACGACGGCACATTTGTTGACGCGATCAAAGATCCGTCGGTCGGTGCACGGGATAAAGCAAAGGCCAAGCAAGTCATGAATTTGCTAATGAACCCGAACAATTTCCAAAGCGCGTACGAGTTTTGGTATCAGTGGTGCATGTGGCAGGATTTGGCTGGCGAATCGTTCACGCTGTGGTGGCGTAAGGATAAAGCGGACTCGATGCAGACTCCGCTGGAAATGTATAACCTGGACGCGACGCTTATCACTGTGGTGCTGACGCCTGCTCGTTATCCGTCGTATCGGTTGTCGACGCCTTCGTATGGATTCAGCAAAGATGAACCGCTGGACGCGCACACGGTCATGCACATTAAAGAGGCCGCATGGCAGGGTTCGTCTGGTTTTAACAAAGGTATTTTGGCAACGGAATTGGTCGCGCTCGATCAGGACATTGATATTTACGCCAACTTTATTATGCAGAACGGCGCAAAGCCGTCTGGTATTTTCTACACCGATCAGGTAATTCCTGATGCAAAGTTCAAGGAAATTGCGTCACGAATCAAGGAAACCTGGAACGCGATGACCGGCAGTCGTGCGGTTGATCCGAGCAAGGCTGGTCAAGGTATGTTGCTCGACCAAGGCATGAAATACTCGGCAATCGATATGCTGACTCTGCAAGATGCCGAAGCCGCCGCCCTAAAAGAGCAAACCATGAAGCGAATCTGCGGTTTGTTTGGAGTGCCGCCTGCAATGATTGGTATTGCCGACCAAAAATATAATAATACGCAAACGATGCTGGATGAGTTCCACAAAACGACGATGTATCCCACCGTCATTAACCTGGAGCAAAAACTCAAACAGCATTTGTTTAAGGGCTATCCGACTCTGTGTGTGCGGTTCGATACAAAGGACTTTTTAAAGGGTGCGCCCCTGGATCAGATGAATTTCGTGTCGGCTGGCGTTAAGGCCGGCATTATGACTCCGAACGAAGCGCGGGAATATCTGAACATGGCAGAGCACGAGGACGGGGACGAATTGTCGAGTGGTGGTGGCGGTGGCGATGGCCCGATTCCTGGGACTTCGCCTCAAGATACTGGGGGCGGCGGCGGGAATCAGCGTAGTCGGATAAATATCGGGGCAAAACAATGAATCGCCTAAAAATGGCCCTTGCAATTTTGACTTCACAAATAAAGGGGTCCGATGTTACACTCCCAGTCATAGAAAACCCCCATACGATAAAAGACGACAATCAATCTATTCATAACGGGGTGGTTAATGAAAAATCTAACGCTGATTTGCGAAGCACAGGTGAAACTGTCGCCGTCCGCAGACGAGGCCGCAAACCCAAGCGGCAAGATTGAGGCCCGAGTCACCACCTGGGGTGCTCGTGAAGGCGAGGACGGTCGTCGATTCAATTATCAGCCGGAAGGCTTCGCCGATTGGGCAAAAGAGTTTGCGGAGAGCGATAAACCTTTGCCAATGTTCCTGAATCACAATGACCACGGAATGCCGATGGGAGAGTGGACGGAGTTCAATTTCGATGATGAAGGAATGACCGCATCGGGTCGTTTGTATTTGAATACCGTCGGCGGCTCGGATTTATACAACATTCTGAAAGAGTCGCCGAAAATGTTTGGCGGTGTGTCTGTGGGTGCGTATGCGGAGGAAGCGCATTACGTCGATGCTGATGGCAATCCGTTCCCGCCTGGGCCTGATGGGACGATGTGGAGCAATCCCGAATTCGATTACGAAAAAGCATTTTTTCAAATCGTCAAGGGTGGATTGCGCGAGGTGTCGGTCGTGATGTACCCGAACAACCCAAATGCTGAAATTCAAAAACTGGAGTATTTCACCGCTAATGGTGAGATCGACCTTCGAGTTTTGGAACGATCCCTGCGAGATGCCGGGGTTTCAAAGCAGAATGCGGTCACTGCCGCATCTGTATTCAAACGTGTGATGGAACAGCGAGATGCCGTTGCATTGCCGGTTGAAAATGCGCCGAGTCGGAGCGATTCTGATGCGGAAGTGACCGAGGCCGACGAACTGCTTGCCGCACTTGAGTTGCGTCAACTGTCTGAGGCATTATCAAAACGTCTTAAATAAAGGACAACATCATGTCGATGGAAAAAGTGCTCGAAAAAGTGGACGAGATTAAAGCGTCCAACCTGGAAGAAATCGCCAAAGTGGAAACCAAGGTCGCCGAGACTGTGGAATCCGTGAAGGCCGAATTCACCGAAAAAGTGGCCGCGCTCGAAGCGAAAGTCTCTGCGATTCAAGTGCCTGAATTGATCCGCGCCCCTGCGAAAACCGTCCGTCAGGACGTAAACCGCATGGTCAAGGAACAACTGCGTAACTTCTACAAAGAGAACAAGCGCGTTCATCAAGAAATCAAACTGTTCGAGTCTACCGATCAGTACGATGCTTATTTGAATGAAGCGTCGACCCTAACTGGCTCTGGTGCTGGCATTGGTGGCCGTACTGCGTACGATCCCGTGTTCCACAAACTGCGTTTGATGAACCCGATGCGTGGTTTGTCTCGCAACGTCTCTACCGATGGCGCAACGTATCAGTTCCGTGCAAAAATCGGCAACGCTGGTGCGGCCTGGGGTTACGCAATTCAAAATAACGGCGCGGCAACAACTGAAGCCACCAGCATTTGGCAATTAAACCTGAAAGACGTCAACGTGCAATTCCCGATCCGTACTGCGGCTCTGGATGACATCGACGGCTTGGATGCAAACGTCGTTGATGACATGCTCCAAGAATTCAGTCAGGTGGAGGGCCAATCGATGATCCTCAACTCCGATCAGGCTGGCACTACCACCACCGCTTACGGCGGCACTGACGGCCTGCGTGGTCTGAATAGTTATCCTGGTGCGAATGCTTCGTACGCTGGCGGTACTATTAGCACTGCGGCCTTCGGCAACTCTGGTACTGCGGCATCTGATGGTCTGCATAGCATCGCTACGTATGACCAAGCAACCACTAACGGCTTTGGCTCTGCAAACCTCATCACGTTTGGCGACATTGTGACGTTCATTCACAGCCTGCCGCAACAGTACTGGAGCAACGGCAACTCGTTTATGATGAGTCCGTTGGCCCTGGCTGGCCTGCGTGGTCTGGTGGACGATAACGGCACTCCGGTGTTCGAGCGTATGTCTCCGTTGGTGTATGACGGCATCGTGGGCAAATTGTTGGGCTTCGACGTTCGCGTTAACGCCTACTGCGACAGCCCCGTTGGGCCTGCTGGCTCTGCTGGCACGACCTCGCTGTACCCGATTTATTTCGGTGACTTTACTCGTGGTCATACCATCGTTGATCGTCTCAACATGGTTCTGCGTCGCTACGATCAAACGCAACCAGGATTTATCACATACTATGGCGAAAAACGCCTGTGCTCGTCTGTGGTCGATCCTTTCAGCATCATTCGCTATCGTTCGACTGCGACTGCGGCTTGATAGAGCAAAAGAGTTGCGGGGCTTCGGCCCCGCGCTTTTAACTTAATAAGGATTCGACGAAATGAGTGCAAACCAAAAAATTATTGATGCGATGAAATTGTCTCTCGCCGAGGGACGTATGGTCACTGTGGATTTAAGCGAAGCATCGACGATCACTGGCTCTGGTTTGAATATCGGGGGCCGTACTTATTTCGACGACGCCTTTGCAAAATTGCGTTACGCAAACCCGTTCCGCATGGGTGCTCGTGTGATTAAAACGCCGAACAATTCTGCTGTGCAGTTTGTTGCAAAAACCGGTAATGCGTTGAATCAGACGAACCCGTGGGACTTTACGCAGTCTCCGAATACTGGAACGCCTGGGACTGCGACGACGACTTGGCAGTTGCCGACTCGTATCCTGCAAGCAACTTTGCCGATTCGTATCGCGGCGATGGATGACATTAACGGCTTGCAGGCTGAATTGCTGGAGGACTTGAATTTGGAATTCGCCGAGGCCGAAGGTAACTCAATGGCTGTTAATAACGATCAGTCTGGATCGTCTACAACGACGACTGGCGGTACGTATGGTCTCCGTGGCCTGGATATGTATACCAGTGCGGCGTCGAGCGCATACGGCACATCTGGTACGGCTATCACTAACGGAATTCACTCGATTGCGACTGTTTCCCTGGCTGGTGCGACGGTGACGTATAACAAAGTGGTTGATATTGCTAATGCTTTGCCTTCGCAATACTGGGCTTTGCCGACGACGGCGTGGTTTATGACTCCGACGATGATTCAGACTCTGCGTCAGTTGAAGGACAGTCAAGGTTTGCCGCTGTTCTTGGAATTGGGCGAGCCGGGAGAGGGTGGTGCGGTTGGTTCTATTTTTGGCTGGCCTGTAATACCAAACCCGTTTATGTCGTCTACGTTCCCGATTTATCTGGCGAACTGGAATCGTTTTCTAACGATTGCCGATGTGGAGGAAATAAACATTCAGATGATGGAGCAAACCGCCCCTGGCTATGTGACGCTGTATGCAGAAAAGCGTGTCGCAAGTACGGTGCGCAATCCGTTCGCTGGTGTTCGCGCAAGTGCCGCCTGATGGGGTGAAGCATGGCAGTTGAAAACCTAACGCTCGCGCAATTTTTTGCAAACAATCGGGGTCCGTATAACTACGCAAAGATCGAGCAGATCGGGCGCGATGTTGCGACTCCGTGGCTTACGTTGTCGGAGTGTACGGAGCAACTGAACCTGTTTGATGACGAATCGCAGGATACGTACATCAATTCGCTGGAGTTGGCTGTACGGATGGCCGTCGAGGATTATCTCGGCATGGCTATTTTTGCGACTCAGTATCGTACTTATTATGCGAACCTGGGTGTGTATAACACCGAGGTCTTTTTGGACTTGCCAGAGGTGTCGCAAGGGTCGGCTGGCGTAACGATTGATACGGTGGAGTTCTATGGGGCGGACTCAAATACGATCCCGGTGCTGATTGACCCGACCGAATATTCGTACGATCCTACGGGCAATCGTGTGATCCTAAATTCGATCCCAAATAACCTCAATCAGTTTGTTGCAAACCCGATTGTGGTCACTTATACGCAAACGGCAAATACGCTGGCGTCGTACCCGGTGATAAAGCAGGCGGGGCTGTTATTGCTGACGCACCTGTATAACAATCGCTCGGATACGACTGTGGAACGCCTTAATCAAATTCCGTTCGGCATTGCCGCTTTGCTTCGTCCGTACAAACCGCTGGTGATGTAATGGCCATCGTCCGATACGAAAACCTGGACGTTAATAATGTGACCAACGGCACGGATGCTGTGGGGCAATATACGACGACTATTACAAAATGGTTTTCGACTCGTGGGCTGGTGCACGATGTGGCAAATTCGTTGCGAATCTCTGAGCGTTATCGGGTTTACACTGACTTGGTGAATATCACAGTCAATTACACGCGCAATACTAAAGAGATGGTCGATAACCAGAATCTGTACAGTATTACATGGCGCAATTTTGACTGGCGAATCGCTGATGTGCGCGAATCGAATGATCGCCAAAAAGTGACGTTCCTGTGCTATCGCAACGACCCCGAGGTGCCGGTGTGAGTACGCAACAGAATCCAACCGTATATGCTCAAGCGATTCAGGCGCAGTTGTCGCTCGTTGTTGCGCCTGTGCCGGTTTATGCTTTATTCAACCGCAATTTTGCTACGCAGAATCAGTTTTTAACGTGGCAACTGAGGAATGTGCATCAGCCTGTTTATACGGGTCAGACGCAGAGCAATAAGGGTATCGACCGGCCCGTGTTTCAGGTAAGCGTGTTCGCGCAGGATATGCAGGACGCTTTTAATTTGTCAAACACCATATTACAATCGTTGCACGGTTATTCTGGGCAGTTCGGTGGCGCAGGCGGCTTTTTTGTAGCCAAGGTCGACGTCGATTGGCTGTATAACACCTACGATAATGAGATCGGTTTGAATCAAATCATTCTCGATTGCACGTTGGATGTTCCGACATAAGATACGAACGATCAACTCACTTTTGAAAAGGAAGGCAACAAAATGGCTCTCATTAACAAGGTTTTACCCGGTTACGTTGCAACGATTTGGTGTCAGGAAGGCGCGACCCCCGTTGCTTTGACTGATGCTGAATTAAGCACTTGGGCTGATATTGAACCGATTATCGGTACGTCGGCTGGTGGTACTGGCACTGCCGGTATTCAGATTCCGGTAGAGGCTGTGCCTGCGTTTGGTGCTGACGATGCGTTTGCCGCATACTCGGTTGCCGGTGCTCGTACTGGTGCAAAAATCACGACGCAAAACCAAGTGTCGTCGCTGAATGTGACCTGCGCTTGGAATCCTGCCGATCCTGCTCAGTTGCTAGTTCGTGATGACGGCTACAACGGCACGATCATTCGTACTTATGTTATTGCCGTGTATGATGGTACGGACACCGTGGCGTATTCGTTTAACGGGCGCATCGGTGGCTTGCAGTGGGATATGTCCCCGAGTGCGGAAGGCAAGTTTATTTTTACGATCCACCCGACTGGCGGCAATTCCTACGGCTGGTCAAATAACCCTTAATGGGAAACCCCTACGGGGGTCGATACGATGACGACAATAAACAATTCAAACGAGTTGCTTTCCTACGTTGTCGGATTAGCCGGGACTGGTCAAAAAAACTGGTTCGGCTATCCGCAACAACGTATTGCAGGCATTTATCTCTCGTACGAGATTGCAAAACTGCACGCTGATACGATGACGCCTGAGGAAGTCGTCGAATATGTACAGCGGCTGAATACTGCGATTTTTCACAAGATTCTCAGGGGTGACTAATGGCCAAAACCTTCACCGTCGGCATAGTCGGTGCGGATGAATTGGAGGCCATCTTCAAAACCATCGAGGCTGACTTTGGCCCGAGAGATCAGAGCAAAATCCTGGTGCGTGCGATTAAAGAGGCAATGCAACCGGCGTTGATGCACGCAAAGATGAACGCCCCAATTGACACGGGCGGCCTGCGTGAGTCTCTGAGGATTGAGGCTAGAAAACCGACCCGTCGTGATAAGCGGTCGAGATATATTAACGAAACCGATACTGTCATCGCAACGGTGACGACTGCGCCTGGGACTGTCCTGGCGAAGAAAAAATTCCACAACTATCGGGAATCGTACAAGCAGAAAAAGGACGTTAAGACGCTAGGCATTGAAAGTGATGCAAGGGCGATTGCGATGGAATTTGGGACGGCGCACGTTGCGGCACAGCCGTATTTGCGTCCTGCTCTGGAAAGTCAAACGGGAGTCATTGTTAACAATTTGGCGACACCTTTGAAAAATGCGCTCGAAAAATATCGAGTGATTCAATACAAAAGACAACAACGAAAGGCATAAGATATGAATTCATTTGCAAACGCTCTGGGTAAAGAGTTCGTAAAAAATAAGGATGCGGTACGGGTTCGCTCATTCACTATGGGCGGTCATACATTCAAGGTTCGGGTTCCGCTGACTGTGGAATTCGAGGCGATGCAAATTCGCATGAAAGAGGTCGACGAGGCAAAGGTCGAAAAGTATTACGCCGAATTGACTGCGGAAATGCCAAAGGTTCGGGAGGAATTGCCAGAGGATACGCAGGTCGAAATCACGGAAAACGACATTGTGATCGATGGCCGATCCATGCGCGAAGCGGCTCGTAACAAATACATCGTCGAAAATCGAATTACGGAAATGTTCAAATTGCTCGTGCCCGAGGAAAAGGGGTTCGATATGCAGGCGATTACGTATTCGATGATCGAGGAATTGTTCCCGTTTCCGATCCAGATGCAGGTAATGGAGGAAATCGCTCACGTTGTTTCGCCGAACTATCAAGAGTCGCGGGGAAAATAACGGGGTCAGTTCGTCGGCAGGTCAAAGCGTATTTGACGGCTCACGGCACTGACCCTGATTCGGTCGATGAGGAACGGTTCACGGACATTTGTATTATGTGGGCCGATGGGGTAATTGGTAACCGTGGCATCCTCGAAGTGCTTGGCTCTTTGACGGGGGCCGTCTACAATTACATGAGGTCGGAAAACCAACGGGCGTACAAGTTAAATGACATCATTCCGAGAGCGCACGACTACATTTACCCGCCTTTGACTGAGGAACAGAAAAAGGCAAAGGTCAACGAAAGTCTGCTGTCGTATTTGAAGGCAAAACCAAACGTCCCACAAAAACTGTTCGGGAAGGGGTAAGCGATGGGAATGTTAGCAAGGCTCGGTGTGGTTCTTGGCCTGGATACGGCAGAGTTCCAAAAAGGGCTATCTGGGGCCAAAAAATCGCTCGATCAGTTTGCCCAACAAATCCCGACTGTGGCAGGTGTGGCCGTCGCCGCTTTCACGGCGATGACGTACAAGGCTTTGCAATATGCCGATGCGATTGCGGATACTGCAAAGGCCAACGACGTTGCTATCGAATCCGTCCTGGCTCTTTCAAAAGGGTTGCAACAAAACGGTGGCGAGGCTGAAAACGCTGGGAAACTGCTGTCGTCCTTTACAAACAAAATTGATGAGGCCGCGCAAGGTGGTCTGGATGCTCAAAAGACGTTCGCTCGACTTGGCGTGTCTCTTAAAGATTTAGGGTCGTTAGGCATACAGGATTTGTTCGATAAGACGGTCAAATCTATTGCGGCGATGGAAGATCCGATCAGCCGCAATGCGCTGGCGATGAACGTATTCGGCAGGGCCGCAAAAGGGGTTGATTTTGTTGGATTAGCCGCTGACTCAAAAGAGGCTCGTGCTGAGTTTGCTGAATATGCCGCCGCTGTGCAAAAGGCCGCAGACCTTAACGACAAACTTGCCGCCGCATCCGAAAAAACATTGCTGAAATTTACTACTGCGGTTGCGCCTGCGTTGTCAGTAGTATTTGATGAATTAAATAAATCGGGTGGTGTTCTTGACAAAATTTCAAGCGGGTTTAAATTCTTTTTGGAAAACATGATTTTTGGGTTCCGTATTTTGACGGATGTAGTCAAAAATACCATCATCATGTTTGACCAACTGGGTAAATATTTAGGTGATATTTTCACTTTAAATTTTGCCACTGCCGGCAAACGGTTTGATGAATACATGGCTCGTTCACGGGCTGTGACTGAGGAAACAAAACAATTCGGCATCAAACTGTTTGGCATGGGGCCGGAGGAAAAGAAAAAACCAACAACGGCTGTTGGCCGTCAGGTAAAAGAGGCCGTCGATCCGGAGGCTGAACGCAGAAAAAAAGAGGCCGAACGCCTACGTATTGCTTTAGAAATGGCGAGGCAAATATCGGCTGAGTACGAACGTCAATCGCAGTTTGAATTGGAGCAAGTAGAGCGTCGAGGCAAATTGCTTGGAATGACTGCGAAGCAACGCGAGATCGAGGAAGCGGTTCTCGCTGTGCGTGATCGTTCAAGCAAACAACAAACTGATATTGAGGACAAAATTGCCGACGCAATTATTAAGCGCGAAACCGAACTGGCTGAAGAATTGCGAAAACAAAAACAGATGATTGAGGATCGCACGGAGTTTTTTGTCGAACAAACTCGTCGTGCAATTACTGCTCAACAAGAACAACAGAATTCGTTTTTGTACGGGTGGGAAATGGCGTACAAACAGTTTGCCGAGGATTCAGAAAATTATTCTAAATTAGGTCAGCAGTATTTCGATACGATGGCTAATGCAATGACAAATGCCATCACGACTTTTGTCAAAACTGGCAAATTAAATTTTGCAGACTTTACGCGATCAGTCATTCAGGATTTGATTGCGATTCAGTTGCGTATGCAAGCGATGCAGTTGTTCAAAATGGGTATGTCTGCACTTGGCTGGAGTATCCCTGGCGTTAGCGCAAAGGCTGGCGGCGGTATGGTTAGCGGCAACATTCCTTATATGGTGGGCGAGAATGGCCCGGAGTTATTTATCCCGCAGGGGGGCGGCTCAATCGTTCCGACAAACCGGCTTGAATCCTCAATGGGTAATGCGCCGAGCGTGGTTTATAACGGCCCGTATATCGAAAACATGAGTGCTATTGACACACAGTCGGCGGCACAGTTCCTGGCAAAAAACAAAATGAGCGTGTGGTCGGCAAACCAGTCGGCGTCGCGTTCTGTACCGACGAGCAAATAATATGAGTCTTAATCAAATCCTGGCAATCAGCGAATCGGTAGGGATTAACGACCAGCGTTTTGTTGGTCAAGTTCTCAGCCGAAATCAACGGATTACTACGAGCGAAGTGCTGACGGTGGTTCCGTTTCAGTTCACTTTGCGACCGATGCCGTATTTGCTTTATAGCCAAAATCGTGATTTGTTGAGTTCGTTGCGAGTGCCTGACAAGGCTTTGACGCAATATTTGAATTTTGGCGAAACCGGCTGGCAGGCTTATGTCGATTACATGGGTGATATGACACCGGCGCAGATTGCTGGTTGTGCATGGCAAACGGATTCGGCAAATAAATCCCTAGTGCTTGGCGATTTGCCTTCGATTGCGTCGACAAAATACATCGTAAAAAATGGCGACTTTATGCAAGTCGGCCTGTATTCATACATTGCTACGGCTGACGTTTTGCGTGGCTCTGGCTCAACTGTGACGATTCCGGTGCATCGTAATTTGCTTACGCCGGTGACCGCTCCGATTGATGCGGTAATCGGTCAGTACGGCACAACTGTCAGTATGGGTGGCGACTCGTATACCGGCATCACTTTCCCGGTAGTGCTTAAATCTTATCCAACGTATACGCTAATTCCAATGGCAACGGATGCGTATATTCAATGGACTGGTGATTTTGTTGCATACGAGGTGGTGCTATGAACGTCATTACGCCGGTCGATGGGACAAACAACATTCGTTATGCTGATTTTGTGCGTGTAACAACGCCGTCGGCAGAGTATCGGTTTGCCACCACGCCGATGGCCATTAGTGTGCCTGCGGTTGATCCGTTGCCGTTTGATGCTGTGGGCCAACTGGTAAAGGTCGGCGAGTCTCAGCGCGACATTAAGAGTACGAGCAACGAGACAACGGTGTCGTTCGTGGGTATCGACACGGCAATGCTTGGGTGGGTTCTCGGACAGGAAATCAAGGGGTCGCAAATTGAAATGTGGCACGGGTTTTTCAATACCGATGGCCAGTTGATTACGACGGGCGGCACGGGTGGGCTGTATAAGTTTTTCACCGGATATATTTCGTCGTTCTCAATTTCCGAACAGTGGATGGAGGAAGTCCGAGCGTTTGCTGGAATGATTACTGTCAGCGCGTCGTCGATTCAGATGATCCTGCAAAACCGTGTAGCGGGTAGATATACCAATGACAACTCGTGGCAGTTTTTCAATCCTGGCGATACGAGCATGGATCGAGTTGCGTTCGTATCAACAATAAACTACCGCTTCGGTCGGCAAGGTGGTGGCGCACCAGCGGTCGTGCAACCACCAAGACTTCAATCGCTTGAATAAAATGATTCGGCAAGCAACAAAATACGATAAAACACAAGTCATCGAAATGATGAAAGCGTTTCGGGCTGAAAGTCCGATCAGTGCTTTGTACGCAGAGGACGACCCGGAATATTGGGACGCAATGCTGACAAGCATTTTTGCTGGCCGTGGTGCTGTATTCATTGAGGATGGCAAAGGGTTACTGTTGTCGATGGTTTATCCGAGCATCTGGAGTGGCAAGGTTTTTGGCCTGCACGAGTTGGCGTGGTATGTGTATCCGCAACATCGTGGGGGGACGACTGGATACCGCCTCGTCAGGGCTTATGTGGACTTCGCCAAAGGGTTGAAAGATTCAGGACGAATTGCGTATTTCACACTCAGCAAGATGGTTTCCAGTCCTGCAATGAAATACGAAAAACTGGGGTTCAGAAAAGTCGATGAAAACTGGATTCAATAAATTATTTGCGGTGGTGTTGATGCTGTGTGCATCGGCTCCGGTGTGGGCCATGCCAGCGTCTGTTACGTTGTCCATCATATATGGCGACATGATCCTGGCGGCGAAGGCTTTGGGGGCGACTGGAGTTGCTGTGGCTTCGTTTGCCATTAACCTCGTGGCGACGGCAATTATCTCAAAGGCTTTTTTCTCTCCAACTCAGCCTGGGATTATTGATTCGCCAAACCCTGGAAACCGACAGCAGTTGCCGCCTGCTACGGATAACAAATTGCCGATCATTTATGGCACGGCCTGGACCGGTGGCATTGTCACGGATTTGAGCATTTCGTCAGATAACCAGCAAATGTATTACGTCATTTCGTTGTGCGAAGTGACGGATAACGGGTCGGACACGATTACGTTTGGCGATATGTATTGGGGCGGTAAAAAGGTTAATTTCAATTCGACAAATCAATATGAGGTGGATAGTTTTACGGATGAGTCGACCGGGGCGGTTGATACTGCCGTTGCTGGAAAAATGCAGGTTTATTTTTACTCGAATGGCTCGAATTCGCCTGTAAATAGTTCACAGACGGCGATCCAGGTTATGCAAACGCCTGGACTGGTTTACGTTTGGGACGCGACAAAATTGATGACAAATTGTGCGTTTGCGATTGTGCATTTGTCGTACAACTCGGATGCTGGTACGACTGGACTGCAACAAACAAAATTTCAACTGACAAACTCTCGCACAAAACCAGGCGATTGTTTTTTGGACTATTTAACAAATGAGGTGTACGGGGCCGCATTGCCGTTGGCTCAAATCGACATCGCTAGTTTTACTGCTCTGAATACTTATTGCGATCAGTCGTTTGCGTATACGGATGCTAGTGGAAACCCGCAAACACAACCACGATTCCGATTCGATGGGCAAATATCACCGGCTCGTACTGTCATGCAAAATTTGCAGGATATGCAAAATTGCTGTGATTGTTTGCTGAGATACAACGAAATTCTGGGTAAATGGGGCGCGATTGTTCAGTCATCGACCTATACGGTTGCGATGGCGTTGGACGATAGCAATTTGGTGTCCTCGATTCAAATTTCACCGATTGACATTGCTGGTTCGTATAACGTGATCGAGGCAAAGTTCCCAAATTCTACGACTCAAGATACGTTCGACACTGCGACGTTTGACTTGGCAGAGATCGAACCGTCGTTGTTGTTTCCAAATGAACCTGTGAACAAGCAGTCGGCTTCGCTTGGCCTCGTAAATAATAGCGTTCGGGCGCAGTTAATCTCGATTCGAATGCTGAAGGCTTCGCGGGAAGATTTGCAGGTAATGGTAAATACAAACTTCACCGGCATCCAGTTAGAGGCTGGCGACATTGTGACGATCACAAACACCAATTACGGGTGGGTAGCAAAGCCGTTCCGCATTAACAAAATAATTGAGGAATTTGGCGAAGATGCCTCGGTCATTGCAAAATTGACACTGACTGAATTCAATCCGTCTGTGTATGACGATGCGGCGATTACGGAATTTCAGCCGTCCCCAAATACCGGCTTGGGCGATCCGACTGTGTTCGGT